GCCGTTTGTCCAGGTACTTGGCTAAGTGGGAAGGCGTCGCCATGCACGGCTGTCCAGCCTGGCGCCCAGTCAATACCATATGGGCTAAGTTTTATGCCAAGTTTATCGTAGCCCATGAATCGTTCATACTGCATCTCTGGCAGATTTAAGAAGCTGGGCAATCTCTTTTTGATAGATCGATAAAGTCTGATGCCATGGTTACTACCCAGTACATCGGTAACACCCAGGTAGGTTAATACTTCTTGTGTTTGTTTTCTATCGTCATTTATGTTGCCCACCATCTCATCGATAGTGCCAGCATTAAAACCGCCTAGCTGTGGTAGATCAATTTCATCACCAATAGAGATAGTGCGATGTGGTTTCCATTTACCCAAAAAACGGCCAACGGATTTAACAGACTTCTCATTAAAAAATGGTACTTGCAGGTCAGACACAAACGCTATGCGCTTAATCTTCTTCCTCATCTGGAGTAGGGATAGTTGGGATAATGCCCTTATCGCCTACGATCCAATCAGGCATAGAATCAGGATTATCCATTAGGTACAGGGCTACGGATTCAGAGAATCCAGCCTTGCGAGCAGCAGTGAACATCGTATGTTTAGCAATATAGAAAACTTCAAGTTTAGTTAATGGCTCTGGTGTTTTACGCACCCTGCGCCTATTAATCTTCTTGCGTTTACGTGTAGTTGCCATAAATAAAATTATCGCTTACTTAGGATAGTAAACAGATCATCAACACGCTGTTCAAGTCTATTTAGTTGATCTTTCATAGAGCTGCCGCCGTTAGGTTTTAATTCACTAAGAAAACTTTTAATAACCCATCGTAGAGCCACTAATAAAGCTCCTGCGATAGAGCATACGCCAACGCCAAAGGCGACCCATTCGTTCGGTGTCATTTCGCATTAACACCATAGTCTGCTTCTTTTCCAGAAGTAGGATCTACAGCCTTTACTATTGGTGCAACTATCGCACCTAGAAGTGTTGCATAAGCAGGGTGAATATCAGCGACAATGGCTAGTGCCACTGTGATACCGCTAGCTGCTACAGCTCTTAAATATGACTTAATTGCTGCCTTGTGTTTGTTTGATAGTTTCATTAATTGCCTTTCAGTAGTGGGATGTCGAACTTATGACCAGGTTGATTTGGCTTAAAACTTAGGTGAATGTGTTTATGGTGTGGATTTATGCCCCGATACTTAACCCAACGCCATAGCGACTTTGTTGAACATATTTTACCAGCGTGGATTATGTAAGATATACGCTTATCTTTTTTTGCTGCGAGTCGAAGCTGATCTGCCAAAGCATGACTAATTCCTTGTTCGTCAGATAAGCCAGCGTCAATATCGAGCGCACAAACTTCTCCGTTTGGTCGTGGGTTGTGATCCGACTTGGTTGTTCGTAATGCATGTTTAGAATCACCAATCCACCCATCGCTGCGCTTATCGCGATCCATCCATGTTTCATTTATCTGGTCGCGTAATGTTTCAGCAGCTTTAGATAACCAAGGCTTCATTAGCCAAGTATCATTTTAAGTTCATCAGCACTTAAGCCAATGCGATCTAAAATTGCTTGCTTTTCAGCTTCCTTTGATTCCTCAGCCTCTAATGCAGCTAATTCATTTTTTGTGTAATAAATGATTTCAATAACATTATTTTCAGGCTTTGACTCATCGTGTCCGCCTTGACCATAAACTATTGTTTTAATTTTTTTTGTCATTATGCAATCCTTATTCCATGTAACAAAACATTATCATTGTCTTCTGTTAAAGTTCCCGCTGTTGCAAAAGCACCTGTTACTCCAGTTTGATAAAAGCCACTATAGTAACTCGTAGAATTTATTGCTTCTGCTAATGGCATATTATATGGATAAAAAGTTGTACCATTTGTCCAAGCATTCATTTGGTGAGTACTTGCCAAAGTTTGAGCATTCATTGCAAAATAATAATATCCTGCTGGCGGAGTAGTAGAAACAGTAATTTCATAAATAGTTGATGATGCAGTTTGACTAACAGTTCCAGCATCTAAATAAACTGTTGAAGGTTTTCCGGTTGTTGCATCTGCGTTATACAAACCTAAACGCATTGTTCCAGTTCCGCTAAATCCTGAACCAGTTCTTACTGCTAAACGATCAATTGCATAACCACCTAAATAAATTGGATAATAGTATGTCGCATCCTCTGCAATTACTCTTGTTGTTATTGATGCAGTTGAAAAAGGTTTAGTATATCTTGTGCTAAGTTGTGCTGTTAAAACTGGTTTTGCTCCACCAGCAGCAGCCCATTTTAATCCTGTGGCTGTTGATGAATCTGCTGTTAATACTGTGTCGTTTGCGCCAACTGCTAATCTTGAAACTGTGTCGGCTGCTGTGGCTGCAATAATGTCGCCTTTAGCATCAACAATAGTTTTAGCAATTGCAGCACCTGCGTTATTAAAAACAGTTGTATCAATTGCAGTTCCAAGTGTGCGAATTGCAGCTGCACCATCTTTTACTAGATCGGTGTCTGCTGGTGTTGTCCAGCTATAATTGGTGGTAGTTGGCATTTTATCCTTTTCCTATCAGGCTACTATTGTAGCGTACTCCCAAGTCAATGTTGGGTCTATTGTGTTCCAAGCCTCTGTGGTTGGTGTGGTATTCCAGCGCATCGCCACTTGGCTAAACTCAACTGGTGAAACATTGATCGTTAAAAACAACTCATTGAATCTAGTGCTCCATGACCAGCCCTCAACATAACCCTCAAAAGATCCACCTGAGATTTGAGTAGGTAGATTTTGAATATGAACTGGCATTCCCATAAATACAGCTAATAGATCATCACGATCTGCATTGTCAATTTCTGGATTAGTTATTGGGAATGTAATCGATTGAAATGATGGTCTTGGATAAGCTCTTTGAGCAATATAACGATCAGCAATTGCTTGAGCATCAACTGACCCTTGAACCCTAGAGTTAATGGTTTCGGCTTTGTAGCCATAAAGTGTAATTGAAGCGGCATCGCTAGCTGTAACCTGTGAATTGTAATTGTTGCCGTAGTTGATATAAATGTCATTTCTAACATCACCTGAACGCATAACAGTAGATAAGCCAGCCCCTAAAGCATGGCCAGCATCTAGTTCAACATAACCATTAGTTAATAGATAATTTTGCCTGTGGTCTGCATCGGCATAACCTATGTTTCCATTATTGGCTTCATAGATATACCCAAAGGCTGAATTTGCAATATCTGAAATGACATTGTAAATCGTATCGACTGTGGTTGATTGAGCAGTCATTGTGTAAAGTCCGGGTTGATCTATATCGCCTAATCCCAAATTAACTGCATTAGCCCAAGTTTCAGTTGCGTCATAAGTATTCCAAGTTGAAGCTGATGGCACATCATTCCAAGTTCCTAATAATACGCTGGAAAGAATTGTGTAGATCTGGTTGCCATCCTCATCTTGCGAGATATTGTCATCCCAAATGTCTTTGGCTATTTTGGCAAGTGAACCCATCGCAATTAGTGTGTATTCAATTACTGTTCCAATAGAGCCAGTTGCTCCGACTGCAACAGTTAAATCGGTAATATCTCCACCAAATATAGTTACATAACTTCCCGAACTATCTTTGACCTGTAAATCTAAACTGTCATTTATGTCAAAAGGTAATGTTTGGTTATTTAAGGCAACAAGGCTTATCTGAACATAAGATGGATTTGGCTGAATATAAATGTTATCGCGACCAGCTTGATGCTGAATATCGCTGATTGCTATGTCAGTGTAATCGACCCCACCGACAGTTAGTTTCCAATCTGGAGTCCATACTGTCAATTTAGTCTAATTCCATTTCCAGTAAATACTGGCACGCTTCGAGCTGCGCTTTGATTAACTACTTTTCCAACAGCTCTTGCTGCGCCTTCACCATCGATTGCACTTACATAAATGTTAGTTACTGCTGGATTACCTGCGCCATAAGTAAAGTTTGATCCACCTTTTGGAACTGATGGTAATGATGATCTGCTAGCTGATGGAGCAGGATTTGGGATTGATCCGATATTAACTCCTGGAATTATATTAACAACTCTAATGAGTTCATTTGCCAAAGATACGACTAAGCCAATTGCTTCTCTTAAGAATGTAATAAATCCTTGAATTATGCCAACAACTGATCCAATTGCTTTTCCAAATCCTTCAGCACCTCTTTGAGTTTCAGCAAGTCCTGCACTTAATCCTTTATCGCCAGTTAATCCCGCAATAAATGCATTTAATGTTGGGATGCCTGTATCGTTTAAGAATGTAATAAATTGTTCAACTGCTGGCAATAATGCAACGCCTAGACTTTCTTTTGCTTCATCAAATCCAACTTTCAAGCGATCAATCTTGCCTTGAAATGTTTCAGCATTTGTAGCTGCTGCGCCACCATATAGATCAGATAATTTTGTTTGAATCTCTGTGAAACTTAATGTGGCTAACTCTGTTTTTGATAAGCCAAGACCTAATCTACCAAGTGATGCAGTATTACCATCTTGAGCACGACCCAAAGCATTGGCAACTTGTTCAAGATCTAATCCACGACCTTTTGAAATATCTAAAGCAAGTGCTAATAATCTTTGAGCCTCGCCTGTATCTTTTGTACTTACAGCCAACCTTTGCATCGCCGGACGAAGTTGTTCATCGGCTACACCTGTGGCTAAAGAAGTCTGAAGGATAAAGTCCTCAGTTGCTCTTATTTGGCCTTCAGTAGCCCCTGTGGCGGTTCTTAATGCAGCAGCCAACCTTAATTGTGCTTGCTCATCCTCTATTGCAGCCTTGACCCCATCAATGGCTAATTTAGTACCATAGGCAACGGCAGCAGCAGCAGCTACGGCAAAAGCAGCAGCAGCCTTCTTTCCAAATTCTGAAATTTTGCTTGAGTTAGTTTCAACGGCTTTATCAGCTTCGCCTAATTT